CAAACATAGACATTTGATTTTGCATAGTAGTTCCGCCTTCAGCAAAACTTTTTTGATCACCTGTGTTGTCAAGATCCATGTTCATTTTCTTAGGGTCATGTAACAACATATCATATTTCCTTAACTCTTTATGGTCATCTGCTGCTGTCCATTTAATTTTACTATCAATTGCTTTTTTAATAGCAGCATCTTCTGACAATTCTTTTCCGTCCCATATACTAGGAATTAAAGTAGGTTTTCCTTTGTTTAATTTAGGATGCTCCACTTGCATAGTAAATACAGTTTTATTACCTTTATTTTTACCAAATTTTAAATTTTCGTAATGATGTTCCGTAACAGGATCAATTCCCTCGCGTTTACTTATCGCCATTTACGTATTCCCTTAAACCCATTAATTTTTGATACGCTTGAATAGAACCTTGTGCTTTATACATTGTAGCTAGATCAGTTGCTTGTTCTAATGTACGTCTTTGCATTTCTATTTCTAAATGTAAGTAATTACTGAAGTGTTGCCATTGGCGGTTGTTGTTGACCAGTGTCTTCAGCTTGAGAAGGAGTTCCCCCTGGTGTTCCAGTAAACCCTTGCTCCCCCGGTGTTGGTGCTTGTCCTGTTCCAATTGTTCCTCCTCCTGTTCCAGCAGTATCCATGGGATTAAGTCCTGGAGGTACGTTTTGTCCAGGAGCCTGTTGTTGTTGTTGTTGTTGCGTTTGCTGGAAGCCTTTTAAAAGTTCTGCCTGTATAGCTGCCTCATCCATATTATTAGTAACTTTATCAGGATCAAGATCTAGACTTCTAGCAATTTCTCTAATAATATACTGGAACTTTGCAAAAGGTGCAAGTGCTGGATTGCTAGCAACACCAAGAAATTGCATTAATCTTTGACTACGTACTTCATTAGCCATAAGACTTTCAGTACCACGTGCTTTAACTTCTAAATCCCCTTTAACTTCAGGATCAAAATTAAACTGCATGTTAAATTGAAATAAACCTTCGCCTAATGGGCGTAACAAATAATCGTCTACATTTTTAATAACAGTCTTAATACCACCAGCCGCAGCACCCATTAGCATAGAAATACCAGACGCTGTTCTACCTACACCCGTAACACCTGTTTGACCGTATGCAAATGAAGGTAGTCCTGTGCTTTCGTCAGCAAGTTGTCGAGCTTTGTCAAACATCTGCATGTTTTCATTCGCTACGTTTGGATACTTAGTCCCAAAGATAGCCTGACCTGGAGCACCTCCTTGCCGTCTAAAAATTTTACCAGGATAAACACTAAGATCCTGTCCCGGCACCAGATTAGTTTCATCAACTTCAATAAGTAAGTTACCTGACAATACAGCATTATCAACAGCCATACGCATGAAACCATTCATAAGAGTTTGTGTATCGTCCATATTTTCAGCAATACCAATGCCAAAGAAGCTATATGGATTTAATTCATACGGCGCTGCTACATAAGGAATGCGCTGTGGCTTAAAAGGATTTAAAACTACTCTAATTAAGTTATCATTACAAACCCAAATGTTTGCGTTAATTTCGTCTGTGTCTGCATACGAGACAGGTAAGTCTAGCCCAAAATCTTCTAGTAATTCTCGATCAACGATTCCCCAATACTCTAGTACTTCAAAGCGTTCCACATTTTGTTCACGTGCGTAATCTTCTAAATCATACTCCCAGTATTTTTTGGTGTAACTTTCGCCTAAAGTAATTACGGATTCAATAACTTGTTCTCTAAAGAATGGACGTTTTTTTAACTGACGTAATTGCGTCCTTGACATTTTATGCCGCTCTATTGTATAACGAGCTTCATCCATACTATTAGCGTCAGGATCGGGATAAAAATTCCACACTGACACGTGATTTACTTGAGGAACAACTTTAAATACAGGAGAATACGTACCATCATCATCCCAGTTAGGATATTCTTTATCAACAGCAAAAGGGCCTTTCATAATGCCAGTACCAAATAAAGCCATTTCAAAAGCCGTGTTACGTAAGTGTTTAGTAGCGCCGGACTCTTCTAACTGGTCATGGATTAACTTTTCCATTTTCTTTGCTGCAAGCATAGCAGGACTAATAGTAATAGCTGTTGGAGAAGTTCCTGGTCCCTCTTTAACATTTTCTAAACCAGCAAATTTTTTAGCGGCAGCACCTAACTTTTCCATTAAAGATTCTTGGGTAGCACCCGGTGGTAGGTCATTGCCATCTCCCGGATATCCATAGGGACTTACTTCTTTAACTTGCCGTAACTGATCGGTTTCTGCAAAATCAACATGAGCATCAGCTACCACACCATCGGGTAATTCGGTCGGATCAATACTAATAGGAAAGCGGTTAGCAGCCAACAAAACTTCAACAACCTGACCATAAGCAGCCAATGTTTTTGTTTTAGTTACTTTAATAAATACTCGTGACTTTTCTGCCTCAGTAAACTGCACTTCAGGTCCATAGATACCCCTGTAGTTTCTGTACGCCTGAAGCCATCTTTGTTCATCATTGTATCTGTAATCTTCTGATTTAGTAAATTTATCGTTAACAAACGCAATAATTTGTCTTGACGAATAATCTTCGTTTACAATTTCTTTTTCGTCGTCTAGATAAATTGAATCTGGATCAAGATCTGTATCATTAGCCATTTATTATTCCTTAGTAACCAAAAACTTTATCAGCAATAGCAATCCCACGTGTGTGCCTGTGAGCGTTAGGATCGTAATCAAAAATACTAAAGCGTGGTCTTGACATTATACCATATCTTAAAGCATCATACAAGTGATCTTCAGCATTAGTATTAATGTCTTCTGGATTCTTTTTGTCTAGTGGTAATGCAGGTAACTGCGATATTAAATCTAAACAAGTATTAAAAAATACAAGCCGAGGCTGCTCAGTAAATTCATCTACTTGTAAACGACGATGAATCTCGTTTTTACCGGCAACACGACTTCCTTTACTCCTATCAGACTGACGCCAACGACATCCGCGTGATATCATTTGTTCTGCAAGCGAAGGGCCTGTATCACCACGTTTATGCCACAGAGAACTGTCTAGTACCCCGTACTTAATGTTTCCATCGTCCTTCTCTAAGTCTAAAATTTTATCTGCTAGATCGGTAGCTAATACTTTAGAAACATAAAGTTCGCGGTAAACAATTAATTGTTCATCTGGACTTACAGCAAACCATAAAACACCACTATATGATCCGTACCCGTAGTCGCAAGCTCTAAATTTAACCCAGTTATTTGGAATAGTAAAAGGCTCAATTACATGTATAAATCTATTAAACTCTGTAAAAGCCGCGCCTTCTTTAATATCCCAATCGCCATCTAATAGCTGTTTTCTTTGCTGTTCCGGCAAAGACAGAAGCATTGCTTCGTAGTCACCGGTTTCAGATAGATAAGGATTATCTTTTAATCTAGCGGGTATAAACCGTCGTTTAAATAGTGCTTTTCCTTCTTTAGCGTGTCCAGCCGGATATTTAAGTACCTCTCCCGTTTCAATATCTGTTGCTTTAAATGCAACATTATAAGGAGAAGGATCGATAAACATTTTTTTAACCCAAGAATGGCCGGGGCCACCGGGGTTAGTTGTTGCCCGCATGTACACAGGCAAATCAAGGGCAGTGGATCGAAGACGACTTCGCATGTAATTCCAGGCGTATGGAGTCGCCCACTGCGTAAGTTCATCAAAACCTATCCAGCTAAACGCTAGACCCTGATAACGCAAGACATCTTCGTCTCTATCCAAATAAGACATCCATAGTCTTGCGCCAGAAGGAGCGGTCCACTGCATTTTTCTTTCAGACCACTTAATACCCGGTACTACTTTTGGGTACAACTCTTGAGATTTAAAAATTAACTCTCTAAGTTCTTCAGTTGTATGTCGCAACAACAAACCACTAAAGGAAGGATGCTGCATAAAGTTTAATGGATCAGCTAGCATCGCATAACTTTTACCACCACCAGCACTTCCGCCATATAAAACTTCGCGTTCAGACGCAGCAAGAAATTGTTCTTGGGGTCCAGGATTGGGTGAAAAAATTACATTGTGTTGATGCTTTAATTCTTCTACAGTTGCTTCATAATTCTGTGTTTGTACTTGTTTGTTTAGCTCCGACTCTTTGCGTTTCAAGCTTTTCCGCCGTGGCGAGCGCCGTTTCGGCATAAGTTGCCCACTTGCGAAGGCTTCTAGCTGTGTTTTTACGTTGTTTTTCATGCTTAATGCGTTTTTGTAGTCCTAAATGTGATATGTAACGCCCCGAATTTTTGGAAAGCCATGCGGCAACTTCTCGGAGCGAGTACTGTTTAAGATAGACTTTAGCTTTTTCAAGCAGATCCAACTCAATTTTAACCGGTAGTAAAATGTCCGGTTCATTTTCTTCAATGGTATACCCAAATGGAATTGTTCTAGCAATACGTGGTACAGGAACCCACTCATCTTCTTCTTTCACATCAGTTGGTTGTGGTAATTTCCATTTACCTAAACTTTTATTAGTCGTCATCTTCTATAACAGGGTCTTTAGGAGGCAGTAAAATAACACCCCCGGATGCTTGTACTTGCATTTTTTCAGTTTTAACAATACCAATACGATCTAGTACCTCACGAGCAGCAGATAATTTATCACGAATTCCTAGTTCAGTCGGATCAACAAGGGCAGAACCAAATGCAACTGCTGCTTTAGGGGCAAGCCGTGCCATATACTTATGCGTTGCTTCTAAAATTTCTTCTTTTAAAGCATTAGTGATAACGGAAGTAGATGTAGTATCCGAATAACCCGCCAGTTTTTTAGCGACAAAAGGATCTCCGTTTGCCTCTTCAAAAAGAACACTTAAGAATTTTTCTTGGTTTTCGGTTAGTACTCTTGCCATTATCCTTCTCTCATCATGTTTGCGAGTTCATACGCTCTGCTTTTAACTTGCGATGCCCACACACTATTTAACATTTCATCTGCGGCAGCATCAAAATCTTTTTCATGAATTTCTGCCCACATACGATAAAATTTACACAATCTAGGGACGCCTAAATTAAATGCCATATTTAATAAAACAATTTGCCGTGTTTCACTTAAATTGGAAACGCAAGAATGAGCAGAATATAATTCTCTTTCAACGATATCGATATCGTTCCCCAATAAATACCTAGCTCCACTCTCAGAAATTCCTTCTTCGTAGACTTGGGAAAGATAAGTATAACCTAAAAATTGAAGTTCGTCAATAGATATCCCACGATCTTTTATGTTCCTGCCAACTCCAATAGTATCAATACCTAAACTATCTTTGTATACATGAAGAATACATCCCTCATGTTTTGTTAGTAACTCTATTAATTTATCGCGCATATCTTTTACCACTTTACTTTATGTGACCAATAACGTGCCGATAGTTTATCAGGATTAGAATCCTGTGCGTTATGCCGTGCATAGTAACTACGTTTACGAGCTTTATCTTTAGATGATGTCGGGTTTTTTCCAGCACCTTGTACGCCTTGCTGACCAAATCGTACTAATTTAATAGTGTCTCCATCTTTAGCTAGTACAGCATGGCTTTTAGTTTTGTGACCAGGAGTACGTTTAGGTTTGTTATAACCCGCAAAAGATTCGCCTCTATAGGTAATAGCCATTACTTAGTTGCCACACAAATAATAAACGAAAGCGTAATAAAAACAGCTAAACCTGCTGTACCGTATTTAAATACTTTTCCTTTATTTGTGTATTCTTTCCATGCATCTTTAATATCTTGCAACACAGGATACTCCTTTATTTCTTAAAAAACTTTTGTGCGCCACGTATACCAAACGAGGCTGCTACAATTACGCCTAAGCTATATCTATACCATTCTGGCATCATTTCCAATTGTTGAAAACCACTTGATACAACTTCTTCACAGCCAGGAATAAAAGCAAGTATAAGAGGAATACTAAACAAAAGGGTAAGCCATTCGTCTTTCCAGCTATCACCTGAAGTCTTAGCCATTTCTAAGTCCCAGGCTATTTCACCTGTAGCTTTCTTTTCGTATACAATAGCTTCAGCTTTTTTCTGAGCTACTTCAGCTTCTACTTTAGCTTTACTTTTTTCTACATAGCCTTCTAAAAAAGTACTTGCTAGAGATACTATAGGTCCAAATAAAGTGCTTATCATTATACTTTTCTATATCGGGCTGTCTTGGCTGCAATTTTTTTAGGTTGAGCTACAAACTGTCCCTTACCCTGTGCTTTAGCTTTATTAGTAGCTGCACGTTCGGCAGGGCTAAGTGCTTTCCATGCGGCAGCGGGTAAGTATCTTTTCTTACCTTTAGAGGGTACATCAGGACCACCTGAAGTTTGCCACTTCTGTTTAGTCCATGCCTTTAAACTTTGCTGTGGTTTTTTTAACGCCATGATTAATGTTTATGTTTAATACCTTTTTTACCTAACAAACAAGCATTAGCTTTACGACACGCAGTAGGTGTCTTACACCCTGCACACGGCTTAAAAGTATTCTTAGTCTTCGTCGGTTTTTTCATTATGACACTCACATTCACATTCTGTGCATTCGCAATTTTCACATTTGCAATCTTCACATTGGCTCACGACTTGTATCCTCCACCTGCTTTTTTGTATTCAGATGCCAGTAGTTGTGCTTTACGTGCTGACCACTGTCCAGGGTTTCCCCCTTTACTACTTTCTTTTAATTTTTTAAATAGTCGTTCTCTGAGTCCCGGCTTAGTATAGTTGCCAGCTTCATTAACTCTACTTTTGCTCTTCGTTTTACTGCTCGCCGATTTGCTATTTTTTCCAACTGCCCCGCCCGTCGCAAGCTTTTTGCCTTTCGCCACGTTTTTAATTGTTCCTTTGTTGGCTGAAGCATAGAAGACATCTTCACCTCTTTTCTTGCCGTACTGTTTTTGCATGGCAGCTTTTATTTTAGCACCTTTAGTTGTTAAAGGCATCTACTTCTTTTTTCTTTTGTCATGAACCATACCACCACAGGAGTACATATGGGACTTATTGTTAGCCATGCCACCGTTCGCCATCTTAGCTTTACCAGTAGGGATAACTAATGTTACAGCAATAGCATTAGGTTTAGCTTTTTTCTTTTTAGTAATTGCCTTGCCTTTACTGGCACTAACTTCTTTAGGAGGAGATTTAATGCTTGGAAGTTTTGGTTTAGGTTTAGGTACTACACCCATACTTTTATTTTCCTGATCTTCCGTATTCATAGTACCAAGAGTACGTAAAAATAAATTATAATCTTTTTTGTTAGTAATACCTAAATCTTTTAGCTGTTCACGTTCCGTTTGGGATAGTTTTTCCCACTCGGGGTATTTTTTGTCATCCATTACTTTTTCTTTCTGTTGTCAGTAACAGAACCACCAGCAGCGTACATGTGGACTTTTTTACCAACCATACCACCACCCATCATTTTAGACTTAACGTAACCACCTTTTTTATATTGGCGAGGGTCTGTTTCAGATTTTGTTGCCTCTTTTAGCATTTTCTGAAACTTAGGGCTTTGGTCAACACCTTTTTGCACCCTACCAAGAAGATCATACGCTCTAGTATACTCACTACCCTCCTTAGTTTCATCCATCACGCGCTTTAATTGTTCTTTATATTTATTTAGTGTTGCAACAGGTAGAGTGGCTAAATCTTTAGCACTCTTCCCTTTTAACTCATTAAAAACTTTTGGTGACTTTTTTGAGGTTTTTGTAGCTGCTTTAGCTGCGGTAGAAGCTGCATCAGTTAAACCTTTTAGTACTTTTTTCATTTTAGATTTCCTTTGGTATCCAGCCTAGCTGGCGCATACGAGTTTCTATTTCGTGTAGAGGTATAGAACTCTTAGAGCGTTGTTCA